GAAACCAAAGGATGCCGTACGTCGTGCACTCCTTAATATGCCTGACGTATATATAGACCGTTGGACATCTCGCGGAAAACAATGGGTTGCTGTATGGTGTGTAGTAGTACCGCCCGAAGATTGCCCAAGACCATGACCACGGCTGCCGAACGTAAGCACTACGGCTACGACGAGGCGGATCTGCTGATGGACACCCGACTGCTGCTAAATATCGATGTACTAGGGTAAACACCTACAAAATAATTTAAAAAAGTTGTTGACTCGTTTAATTTGGTGTTACATTACATGCACTGACCAAGCAGTTGTTGCAAGGCAGGTAACACAGAAAGACCAGCGACATGACCACTACCACCATTACCCACGACGTCGACACCCTCGGCACTCTCTTAGCCCAGATCGCAACCCTGACCAAGCAGGCCGATGCCATCAAGGACGCAATTAAGGACGACGCATCCGCAGGCGGCGACAAGGTTGTCGAAGGCGACCTGTTCAAGGCCACCTACATCGAGTCCAACCGCTCGGTGGTCGACAGCAAGGCCCTCTTCGCAGAGCTGGGCGCAACCCCTGAGCAGATCGCCCGTCACACCAAAGTGACTGCGGTGTTCAGCGTCAAGGTCACTAGCCGTTAATCAACAACAGGGGCTTCGGCCCCACACAGGAGAACATCATGGAAGAAGGTATTACTATCATCTCAGAAGACGAAACACGCATCAATGTGGACGCTTGGGAAACTTATGGCGAACCATTCAAAGTTTGGTTAAACATCGCTGTGCCACGGGCATCATGTAGCGCAGTTTTAACACCTGACCAAGCAAGGCAGGTTGCGGCAGCTCTTATAAAATTTGCGGAGGCAGCATGAAGCACGCAGAAGTCCAATACATCAGCCTCGGGTTCAGGTACGAGCGGGCGCAGTCCCCAGAGGCTGGCCAAGCCGTCGCGCAGGCCATCAGAACGCTCATGGAGAGCGAGCGGATTGATGACCGGGCGGATGCCCGCTACTTGGTCGAACGGGGCCGACAAGAGGCTCGTGGGGCAACAGCATGAACGAGGCCACCATGTCCGAATATATCAAAGGCTTCGACGCCGGGTACGACTACACCTTGCGCGAGATCGAGCGCTGGATCAAGCAGCACAATTACGAGCCTAGAGTCACCGGGCCGGTCGAGAAGCTGCTGGCGCACCTAAAAATGGAGGGTAGGGAAAACACCTAGATTTATTTTAAGCAGGAGGGCCAAAAGCCTTCTTGTTTAAGTTACAATTACATCACTGCACCATCGCAGCACCACAGAACGAAAGCGAATCATGACTCACCCATTTGAAAAATCAGGTCTCGGCAAAGCCCCTTTTTCTTGCACGCACGTCACCGAGAACGTGTTCGACAACGGCGACGGCACTACCAAGGCTGGCGGCTGCTGCGACTACTGCGGCACGGGCATTCGCTGGGAGTTCTGGATCAAGGGCAGCGTTGCTGGCGCGAAGCAGTTCAAGGTGGGCTGCGACTGCGTGGCCAAGACTGGCTGGGGGATCGAGGGCTTTGAGAAGGTCCGCGCCGACCACACCCGCGCACGCCGCCAAGAGGGCGCAGCCAAGCGCCGTGCAGCACGTCAAGCCCAAGTGGCAGCAGAACGCGCACAGCGCCAAGCAGACCGCCTTGAGGCTACCCAAGCATGGCGCGATGAAAACAGCGCGGTGTTGGCCCGTCTGACGGCCTACGAGGGCACAAACGACTTCCTGCGCAGCTTCACCGCCACGTTGGCTCAGTGGGGTGCATTGACCCCGCGCCAGCTTGAGGCAGTGGAGTCATGCTTCGCGGTGATCGACCGCACCGAGGCCGCACGCGCCAACAGCCAGCACATTGGCAACGTGGGCGGCAAGGTGACCTTGACCATCACCGTCGAGCGCATTGTGGTGCTGAAGTCCGAGTTCTATGGTGATAACTACATCACCATCGCCCGCGACGAGCAGGGCAACACCATCACCTACAAGGGTCGTGTGGACATCGGCGGCAAGGGCGACGTCAACACCATCAAGGCCAGCGTGAAGGAGCACACCGTCTACAACGGCATCAAGCAGACCGTCATCCAGCGCCCCAAGCTGGTGGAGGTGGCATTAGGGTAAACACCTAGAAAATAAATCCGCAAATATTGTTTTTGCGGGTTTAACTTAGTGTTAAACTATCATCACTGCAACATCGCAGGTAACACAGAAGGAAAAGCGAAATGAACATCGGAACTCAAACCAACAGCCTCGTAAACCACCTCTACAGCCGTATGACCGTAGGCGCACCGGCCCCTGAAGTCGGCATGGCAGCCACAACCCTGTCGTGGACTGACCGCCACGCAGCCACCGTGACCGAGGTCACCGAGCTGACTAGCAAGGTCTGGGCCTACGAGATCCGCGTCGTTGACGATAAGGTGCTTGTGATCGCAGGCAGCACCCACGACGGCAGCGCGACTTTCGCCTTTGTGCCAAACCTAATGGGCTACGCCAACATCTACCGCATGGACCGCAAGACTGGCGCATGGGTCCATGGCTACATCAACCAAGACACTGGCAAGTTTAAGAAGGGCCGAGGCGGCCTGATCCTCGGTCGTCGCGACCATTACGTTGACCCAAGCTTCTAAACCAAACAGGGGGCCCCGGCCCCCGCAGGAGAACACCATGGACAAAGCAAATTGGTCGCGTACCGTATCCCCAGATTCAATGTTTTCTGGTCTTCATGCTGGGAAAGTCGCTGAGTTGGTTGACGATATTTGCAAAAACCCTCAAAGCTATGCAAAAAGCGTTATCCCGGCAGCTTACCGCGCACTGGTGCGGCATGGCATTTGCACAGAGGCAGAGGCGGCAGTTGGCGTCTTTGAAGTTACAAAGCTTCGCGCAAAACGTATGCGGAGTAATGCAGCCGCTTAAATCATCGGGGCCTCGGCCCCTACAGGAGAACACCATGTACATCGCAGAAATTGAAACCACAGTCGCAGGCATCCCTTGCATCATCGGCGTGACCGAATACAGCAGCGTGGCAGGCGACAGCCGGGCCGACAGCGATTGGGACTACTACGGCTACACCGAGAGTGAATGGGAGGTCTGTGACCGCCGTGGCCGCCCTGCCCCTTGGCTGGCTAAGAAGCTCACCAGCAAGATCGAGGCGGCCATCGAGGCGGAGATCGACGGGTATTTTGGGCACTAAGGGTAAATACTTAGAAAATAATTTGCACCAGCCCCTTTTTAGTTTAATTTGGGGTTACACTATCATCACTGCAATCCGCAGGCAACATAGAAGGAAAAGCGAAATGAACAACACCACCAAAATCATCACCATCTTGGAGTTGCATGGAGAAGTCTTCAAGGCAATTCACGTTGACACAACTCCAGTGCTGTGCGATTGCCCCAATATTGATTCTTTGGACCTTGAGAACTGGGCTGTTGAAAAAAATTCCACAGACAGCGCCGCTGTCGTTAATGTTGCTCACTTTGAAACTTACGCCCAAGCACAAGAATTTGCAAAGCGGTATTTGGCTTAAACCGAATCAAGCTACAACCTTATCAACAGCAAAGGATAGAGACCATGACACAGCAAGAATTCAACCAACTGGTCGCACTGGACATCCAGCGCTTGGTGGCCAAGGCCCAAGCAGAGTACGAGGCCCAAGTGGCCGCTGAAGAGCAAGAAGACAGCGAGGCAGCACAATGAACTACAGCAACCACCACGCAGTGTTCACCCGCAAGGTGGCAGGGTACGACTTCTACACCTGCCGCCGGGCCTTGATGGACTGCCACGACACGCTAGAGGCGCAGGGGCAGGACATTGCCAAGGACTACGCCGTCAAGCTCTGGGCGGAGATCGACGCCCTGCGCGAGCGCCAGCTCAAGCTCTCAAAGGTGGCGGCATGAACATCGACGCATGGGTCGCGGGCAAGGTCCAGAGCGGCGAGGAGGCCACCGTCAGCTTGGCATTGCTTGAGCGGGGCCTGCCTGACGAGATCCCCGCCCTTCGGTTCGTAGAGAGCTGGGCCAAACAGTTGGCCGCCAAGCTGGAATGCAGGGCGACCATTTACGCTGGGGCCGACGTCGTAACTTTTTACCCTGTGAGCAAACCATGAACCGCCAAGAGATTGACGAGATGATGAGCCAATTACCCAGCCAACAGCCTAAAGAGTCGTTGCTCAGTCGCTGGATTATTGGTACAATGTTCATTGTGTTTTTGGTCCTTATGTGCATGCTGCCAGACATCATGAGATAGCGAATCAAAACCGAATCGGTTCCCAGCGAAAGCTGGGGCCAACACGCATGGGGATTGATGTACCCGGACTCAGCAAGGCGTAAGCCCCTATGAGTGCATACCAGTCCCCAGTCGTGTTGGTGTACAGGACGAAAGACAAAGGTACACGCTGGGTGCAGAGCCATGTCTGCGCCGTCTGGGAGAATGGTGAACCCATGAGAACCAAACCCACACCAACAACTTATAGCGAACCATAAGCGATCCGAAAGCGAAGAGAAACCGAATCGGTTTCGACCAGCACAAGTGGCTGGGACCACCAAATAAATCGGAGAGCTACCATGGCAGAACGCATCTACATCGTCACCGGAACCCAACAGGGCGCACGCCTAGTCAAGGCCAGCCTACGCTCGCAGGCCCTGAGTCACGTTGCAAGCACTGAGTACACCGTGCGCGTCGCAACGCAGGACGACTTGGTCCAACAACTGAGCGCTAAGACGCCCATCGAGCAGTACCGCGCAGCCGAGGAACTGGTAGAGGGCAGCGAGTCACCCGCCAATTAAGCGAATCGGTTACGATAACGGCAAGATCAACGGACGAGGACTGAGGTTATGCCAAACGCCGCCGCAAAGCCATCAAAACGCGCTACAGCAGCCCCAAAGCCTAAAGCTAAGGGTAAGGTAGCCCCGCAGGCCGCAAAGGCCCAGAAGACAGGCAAATACACGTTAGAGCTTGCACAGAAGATCTTCCATCGCATTAGCATGGGAGAGTCGTTACTGAAGATCTGAGGGGAAGAGGGTATGCCGACGCGTCAGGCTGTCTATAACTGGGTGAGTGGCGACGAGTCCCTCGCTTTACAGTTCGCACGCGCACGCGAGGAAGGCTGCGACGCTATGGCCGAGCAGTCACTGGCCATCATGGATGGCGAGCCGCTGGCCGTGTTCGATGAGGCGGGAAACAAGCGCTACGACTCTGGATCGATCGCGTGGAACAAAAACCGCGCCGAGCACCGCCTGAAGCTGTTGGCCTGCTGGAACCCTGCCAAGTACGGAAGTAAAGTGGCGGTGGGCGGTGACCCCGGCAACCCCGTCAAGGTGGAGGTCCAGTCCGAGGCCGACACTTACCTTGCGGCCCTCCTCATGAACGTGGAGCTGAACAAGCAGGTCAACGCGAATGAGTGACATAGCCGAGATCGTGGCGGACCCGCAGACGCAGAAGTACCTTGCGCTGGCCAGCCCCGAGTATCGGCTTGCGTGGGCATGGCGCATGTCATGGTTCAAGACCCAGCACAAGCACCAGACCCTGCCGCCGGGCGACTGGTGGTCCATCTGGCTGATGCTGGCAGGGCGTGGGGCTGGCAAGACCCGCACGGCAGCCGAGCAGATAGCGTGGTGGGCTTATGAGAATCCCGGCACGCGCTGGCTGGTGGCCGCCCCTACATCGGCTGACGTAAGGGCCACATGCTTTGAGGGCGACTCTGGCCTGATCACCGTCATCCCCAAGAGCTTGGTGGCCGACTACAACAAGACCGCGCACGAGCTGCGCCTGACCAATGGGTCGCTGATCAAGGGCATTCCCGCCAGTGAGCCTGAGCGCTTCAGGGGGCCGCAGTTCCATGGGGGCTGGTGCGACGAGCTGGCTGCGTGGGACTACATCCAAGAGGCGTGGGACCAGATCCAGTTCGGCATGCGCCTTGGTAAGCGCACCCGCATGATCTGCACGACCACGCCCCGACCCAAGGACCTGATCATCGAGCTGATAGGGCGCGAGGGTGACGACGTAGTGCTAACCACCGCCTCGACCTACACCAACCTTGACAACCTGTCCGACAATTTCCGCAAGCAGATCCTTGCCTACGAGGGGACCAAGCTCGGGCGGCAGGAGATCTACGCAGAGATCATCGACCCCGAGGAGGGTGGTATCGTCAAGCGGGACATGTTCAAGCTCTGGCCAGCGGGCAAGGCGTTCCCGCGCTTTGAGTACATCCTCCAGTCCTACGACGTGGCCACCTCGGAGAAGGCGCAGAACGACCCGACGGCCTGCATCACGTTCGGGGTCTTCAAGCCCACCGACGGGCCCATGAGCGCCATGGTGATCGACTGCTGGCAGGAGCGCATGATGTACCCCGACCTGCGGCCCAAGGTGATCGAGGAGTACGAGACGGTCTTCGGCGAGGGTAAGGATCGCAAGAGGGTTGACCTGCTGCTGATCGAGGACAAGAGCGCGGGCATCAGCCTGATCCAAGACCTGCAACGGGCCCACCTGCCTGTCAGGGCCTACAACCCCGGCAGGGCCGACAAGCTCCAGCGCCTGAACATCGTGTCCAACATCATCGCCCGTGGCCGGGTGTGGATACCTGAGAGCGATAACCGAAAGGGTTTTGTGAAGGATTGGGCTGAGGGGTTCGTGAGCCAGATCTGTAGCTTCCCTGAGACGACCCACGACGACCTCGTGGACGCCTGCACGCAGGCCCTGCGCTACCTGCGCGACGCTGGCTGGCTAGAGATTGACCCGCCGCCTAACGAGGACTGGGACGAGGACGACTTTGTTGACAGCGGAAAGCAAAGAAAGGTGAACCCCTATGCAGCCTGATCAATCTGTGATAGAGTTTGCCTGTTGCCGTAGGAAGCGACCGACTGAAGCCGTTTACTCATGCCTCTTCCACCTAATGGTGGTTCCTACAGGGGGCAGTAGTAAACGGCTTTTTTGTTTCTACGGCGACTCGGACACCATGCGGCACGTCGGTGGTGGAGTCTTAAACAACCCTGTGACACGAGCAAGCCAGAGCAGGGGCGGTGGGCGAATACCTAGAGCCGGGCGGTTAATGAAGTCTGGGATAACGCAGCGACGGCTGGCTCCATACGAGGCACTGTCAAAACGTAGAGCGAACTTTGATCTTGATCACGGTAAGGCTACGCTTTGCTCAAGCATTCACCACCGAGGGCATTGAAATGCAAACTACCCCGCTCCCCGAGCTGCACATGAGCCTCAACCGCTTTGAGCTGATCAACCCGTTTGGTTACCCCATCGACAAGGCGTGGGCACTGCGCCAGCTCGTGGCGTGGCTTGATGACCGATTGGACGTGATCGAGCCCACCGTTTATGATGACGGTATTCCAGCAAAAGGTGATGAGCATGCTTAGTCCAATTCCAAACCTGCCTCCCATCAAGCCAATAAACTTTGCCAAGCTAAAACCAATCAAAACCGATTCGGTTCCAAAGAAGAAGCAGTCACTCAGAGAGTGGGCGATGGCTGGGGGTGGAGTTCCTGAGTCACACAAGGGCCGCGAGCACGTCTGGCACAAAAAGGCGCAGCGGTATGCGGCGGGCGGCGAAGTTTTCAACACCGTGCCCGACATGGCCGACGGCGGAGACATTATCCAAGGCCCGGCCTACGCTAGGGGTGGCGAGGTCCGCATGCAAAAAGGTGGCAAGATGGGTGTGGGCATGAAGATCGCCGACGCTGTAGCCGACGCCAGCAAAATGGCCGACGAAATCCTTCAAGCGCAGAAGGCTGCTGGCAATCAAGGCGCTTTAAGCAAGGTGCGTAATGAAAGCCGAGCGGCAGATGAGGCGATGGAGGCCAAGCGTCTGGCAAGGGAGGCTGCAAACCCACCAATTAAAGCGTCGGAGGCTTACGGTCGGCATGAGGGCGCATACATGAAGCCCATCTTTTATGACCGCATGAAGGTTGATCTGTCCAAGGGTAAGCTTGGTGGCCCCGGCTTCTCCAGCATTCAATTGGTTGACCCCAATTACGCCGATGCAAAAGCAGTGGCAGGCGTGACCGACCAGAAGATGGCTACACGCATCTTGAACCGCAACAAGGCGCAGGTTCCACAAGGGGCTAAGGTAATCTGGACGCCGTCGGTCGGTGGCCTAGAGCAACACAAGTCCAACTCCACCATGTTCGGTGAGTTTGCTGACATCTTCTCCAACCAGCGCAAGAATATGTCTGCCGAGGAGATACAGAAGCTGAGTGACCGCGCCAGCAAAGAGGTGGACAACAACGGGCGTTTGATATTCCCCAATGGTATTGACTTGGGTTCGCGCAACTTTCGACAGAAGGTCAAGACCTATGACCAGCGCTCCCTGATGGCTAACATCTTTGCAGGCCGTGGCGTGGGTGGTGAGAAGGGCCGCACGGTTCCTGTAGAGGAGTTGCTTGAGGAGAACCTTGATCCTTACATGGCTAACGCTGGCACGCTTGATTTGGGCAACAGGCTGTTTAGGCTTGAGGGTGATGTTATCGACCGCCCTGACTTGCACAGCGACTACCGAAAGATTTTGACTGGTGAAGACTTAGACGTAAATTATTTGCCCGTACCTATTAGGGATGTGTACAGCGATTGGGAAGTGCAAAAGGCGCTTGACTTAGCCTCGCAGGGTAAGAACCGAGCAGTCACGCAAATGGACTACACCAAAAACGACCCGACGGTACAGTTGACCGAAGATTTGTTGACCAAGATGCAGAAGGCGGGCTACAAGGACGGCGGTGAGGTCCATAAGGCCGATGGTGGCAAGATTGTCAAGGGCTTGATGGGTGCGCTTCAGAAAGCCAGCAGGGCGGCTGATGAAATGATGGGTGCGCAGAAAGTTTTGCCTGCGGCTGAACGGGAAGCAAACCTTGCCAAGTTTCTTGAGAAGAGCAAGGTCAAGAACAGGGCGTATCACGCAACAGATCAAGATTTAAAGCGGTTTGATCCCAAGGCAGACACGCGAACAGAGAACAAATCTAACATTGCTGGGTGGATGACAAACGAACCAGAATTTGCAAACGACTTTGCAGCGCAGAAGTTTAGGCATTGGAAGACCCGTCACAGGCCTTGGGAGGAAGACCCCAATGTTCCCAAAGGCGTAAACATCATGCCTGTGCATCTGGCAATTGAAAATCCTTTTTACGCCACCGACCTAATTAAAAATTTATCTGGCGAACTAAATATGGATGAGGCCAAAGCCGTAGCAAAAGCGTTAGATGTTGGTGTTGATGAGTTGCTTGGAGACATCCCCAAGGCCATTAAGTACAAAGAATCTGGCTATGAGCGTGAGCATGTTCCTAGAGGTTTTGACCTTGTAAAGTCTACCGTGGCAACCGACGCAATGAAGCGATTGGGCCATGATGGCGTGATTGCCATTGAAAACGGCTCAGAGGTCTACGCGCCCTTTAAAGAAACGCAGATTAAGTCAGCTACAGGCAACCGTGGCACTTATGATATTGAGGACGCAGACCTGAACAAGGCCGAAGGCGGTCTGATCCGTGAGCGGCGCTTTGACGGCGGTGGCATGGCAGCCGCTGACTTTGCCGGGGCGGAGGATGACGGCGGCAGCCTTGACAAAGCCAAGCTGATGGCCAAGATCCTCGCCGATATGGCCAAGGAGCAAGGAAGCAAAGAGGCGGACAGTTTAAAAAAGCCACGCGCACTTACGGACTTGCTTAACCGTGGAGTGTTGGCCAACAACCCAATAAGCGCAGGAGTTGACCTTTTCAACATGGGCCTTGGCGCAGTCGGCATGGGCAGCGAGAAGCCGTTCCTTGGGTCCGAGCACGTCAAGGGCCTGATGGACAAATACGGCGTGACGTCGGGCGAAGACCGTCCATTGATGGAGACCGCCCTAAGTTTTCTCAGCCCCACGGCCATGATCAAAGGTGCGACAAAAGCAACAGACGTTGCCAAGAAAGCGCCTGAGCTGATGAAAAAGGCGTCGGATGCTTTAACTTTAAGTAAGACCCCCCCTCTGGCCACAGAGGCGAAGACTGCGCAGGCAGGGAAACCAACAGGAGCTACATATGCAACAAGACAAGAAGGCCCATTCTTCCGGGTCACCCCAACAAATCTTGACACAAGCGCAGCAAAAACTCGCGGAATTAAAGAAGCGGATGGGCTACAAGGCCCCGCCCCTCTCGGAGGAGGAGCAGAACAATCTGGACGCGAAGTTCCGAAATTCCTATCGTCAGAAGAGGTGGGTCGAATAATTGCTGACCCAGTTGCAAACGAGCCTCTGAACATTGCAAAGAAGTACACGCAGGACACCCAAGGAATAGACTTCGGCGTGCCGCAGGTTCCAAGCAGCTCGTTGGCAAAACAGTCGGGCATTGCCCGCACCTTCGATTTGGCCGTTCAAGGATCGCCCGAATACAAGTCTGCAATCTTTGAAGCCTATGGCCGGGAGATGCCTGAGCTGATGGAGAAAATTGGGGCAAAGAGCTACGACGATCTGATGGAGAAGGCTTACCGCCAGATGGCGAAAGAGACTGACGAGCAATTCCAACGCCTGCCGTACAACTTCTCATATCACCGCGCTGGTGAGGGTAACTACAACGGGGCCAAGGACATGGCCTCTGACGTGCATGGAAACAAGCACTTGTACGTCTATCAAGGCGGTGACAAACACGACTTCTTGCACAACGTCGATCCGAAAAGCGGTTTGAATGAGAACGAGAAGTTCCGAGCTGTCCATGATCTTCTGGGTCACGCCATTTACGGCAACGAGTTTGGACCCAAGGGTGAAGAGATGGCATGGGCTATCCACCAACAGATGTACTCCCCGCTTGCCCGGATGGCCATGACGGCTGAGACCCGTGGACAAAATTCGGTGGTCAACTACAGCCCGCTAAATGCCAAGCTAAAAGCAACCATAGCGGAGTATGAGCGCTTAGGAAACGAGGCCCGCAGACGTGGCGACAAAGCTCTTGTAGATGAAATTGCGGAGTTAAAGAAACAGGCTTATTTTGGTCTAGAGTTTGCCCCCAACAAGGCTGTGCTGTTGCCCCCAGAGTTTATGAACCCTCAGTTTGCTGGCGGCATTCCCAATTACCTTTCCGCTGCAAACAAACCGACGCCGGGGACTTCCATTCAATCACCCTTGACGCATTTCAGCAACGAGCCGGGCTTGACCTTTATTGATCCTAAAAAGTACGGCACTGGCATTAGGGGTGCTGAGGCCGACCGCCTAATGAATTATCCCGGTGCAGTGCGCGACCGCTCGTACTTTTACATGGGTGAGCCCGGCACGGTATCACCTGAGCCGGGGCTGGGCGTGAACCGCTACCGTGGTGAGTCGTCAAACTTATATGACATTACGCAAGACCCGCTGGACTTCCGAGTGCTGGCCCGCGAATCTAACCGCACTCCTTTTACGTCTAAAGTCAACCAAGGCATAACCTATCCCCTGCAAGACGCCAACGATATAGAGCGCCTTGTGCGTGAATACGGATACCAAGGCATGGCCAACCCAAAGGCGTCAAAGCCTATGGCCATCATGTTTGACCAAACACCAGTTCAGCGCCAAAAGCGTGGCGGGCTGTCATCAATAAAGTGAGCACCATATGGCAACCCAATTCCCAATAGACCCAGAGTACAACCGTTTCATTGGCGGCAACCCCAATCAAGACGCTGAGGCTGGGGGCGAGGAGGAGGCTCAGGTCGTTGACATGCCTGACCTAGTCAATTCTGAGCTAGAGGAGCTGCCAGACGGTTCTGTCGTGGTCACCATGGACACCAAGGGCCCAATGGATGATGAGGACTTCTATCAGAACCTGTCCGACAGCGACCTGATCATGGACCAAGACCTTGACGGTATGGCCCTGCGCTACATTGAGTTGGTGGAGAAGGACAAGGAAGCCCGCAAGCAGCGCGACAAGCAGTATGAAGAGGGCATAAAGCGCACTGGTATGGGCAACGACGCGCCCGGCGGAGCCAACTTCAACGGCGCATCTAAGGTTGTTCACCCCGTAATGGCTGAGACCTGCATTGACTTTGCCGCTCGCGCCATCAAGGAGATGTTCCCGCCCGACGGTCCGACCAAAACCAAGATCTTAGGTGACGTCACCGAGGACAAGACGGCGATTGCCGAGCGCAAACGCGACTTCATGAACTGGCAGTTGACGGAGCAGATTGAGGAATTTCGCGACGAGCAGGAGCAAATGCTGACCCAGCTCCCGCTTGGCGGCTCGCAGTACATGAAGCTGTGGTACGACGAGAAAAAGAAGCGCCCCTGCGCCCAATTCTTGCCTATTGACAACGTGCTCCTGCCCTACGCATCGGGAAACTTCTACACGGCGGAGCGGTTTACCGAGGTTGACGACATCTCCGACTGGGATTTCAAGCGCCGCGTGACCTCTGGCTTGTACCGCGACACCGCAATGACCCGCGCCACCATGGACCCAGAGATGACTGGGGCGCAAAAGGCCACAAACAAGGTCGAAGGCAAGTCACAAAACGACAACGAAGATGCCGTGCGCCGCGTGTATCACATCTACACATGGATTGAGCTGGAAGACGACCCTGTCACCAAGGGTGAGATGGCCCCGTACATCCTGATGATTGACGACCTGTCCAGCGAAGTGATTGGCCTGTACCGAAACTGGGAAGAGGGAGACGACACTTACACCAAACTGGACTGGGTTATCGAGTTCAAGTTCATTCCATGGCGCGGTGCATACGCAGTTGGCCTGCCGCAGCTCATTGGAGGGCTCTCAGCGGCCCTTACGGGCGCTTTGCGGGCTTTATTGGACTCTGCCCACATCAACAACGCTGCGACGCTCCTAAAGCTCAAGGGCGGCAAGATCTCTGGCCAGTCTCAGGAGATTGAAGTCACGCAGGTTGTGGAGATTGAGGGCGCTCCCGGCATAGATGACGTGCGCAAGATGGCCATGCCCATGCCGTTTAACCAGCCCAGCCCCGTGCTTTTCGAGCTTTTGGGCTGGCTGACCAACGCCGCCAAGGGCGTGGTGACCACCGCAGAGGAAAAGATTGCCGACGTCAACAGCAACACCCCGGTTGGCACGACTCAGGCGCTGATTGAGCAGGGCGCGGTCGTATTTAGCTCCATTCACGCCCGTTTGCACGAGTCTCAGGGCCGCGTGCTCAAGGTTTTGAGCCGAATCAACCGCTGGTATCTGGATGACATGCAGCGCGGCGAGGTTGTAGAGGATCTGGAGATAAAACGCGAGGATTTTGCCCGCGTTACCGACGTAATCCCTGTCTCAGACCCGCATATCTTCTCTGAGACCCAAAGAATGGCCCAGACCCAAGCGGTTATGGCCATCATGAAGGACAACCCCGAGATTTTCAACAAAAAAGTGGTGATCCAGCGCTTCTTAAAGCAGATTAAAGTGCCCGGCATTAACGAAATCATGGTTGACGTGCCCGCTCCAGTCAAGATGGACGCCGCCAACGAGAATGTGGCCATGGCCATTGGTCAGGCGGCCTACGCCTACCCCGAACAGGACCACCTTGGCCACATTCAGGCGCACTTGGACTTTGCAAAGAGCCCGATTTTTGGTGGCAACCCCATCATTGCGCCAGCCTACCTGCCCAAGTCGGTCGAGCACATCAAGCAGCACATTGTTTTGTGGTACTTAAACCGCATGACTGGCTACGTCCAGAAGGCCATGGGCCAA